AAATTAATGTAATTTCCACCGTACATTGCTTTAGTTTGGGTTGGTTGTAAAGCGGCTGGTATGCCTGCTGTAAAAGCCATATTGTTTTGATTTTAAATTGTTATTATTATTTCCATTTTATTCGCAATTTATCTGTAGAGTCGCCTGATATTACTCTAATTTTATCACCTGATTTGGTTACAATTGAAGAAGCATCGCTTCTAGGATCCATGTTTATATTTTTAGCTTTTCTAGCTGAATCTTTTATGGCATCGGCACGGCCTTGTTCATAAAAATGATTAGCTATTTTGTCTGAATTTTGTGCAGCAAATATTGCTTTATGGTATTTCTCCACGTCTTTTGCACTTCCATCGCTTTCAAATTGGTTTAAAAAATTGTTAATATTTGACTGAAACTCTTTTGTTTTTTTAGGATTTTCTACTTTAAATCTATATTTATTATCTCCAACGTTAAAATCAAAACCTTTGAAATTATCAGAGAAAATATTATTAGTTTTATTTGTAAAATCTTTTTGGAATTTTGTTTCTTCTTTAGTTAATTGCTGTTGTTTATTATAATACTCAATTGCTTGTTTATGTTCTGGAGCAATATCATTACTTTTTCTTAACTTAAGATCTGTATAATATTGTTCTTTTACTTTTGTTAAAGCATTTTTCGCATTAAATAATTCTTCTTTAAAAGCTAATTGCTTAGCTCTAATATCCGACTCTTCGTCGATTTCTTTATCATAAGAAAAGTTTTTGTCCATTAAAAAATCAACATCTTCTTTGTCTAAATGAGGTTTTGTAAACTCATAAAATTCTCTAATTAAACTGACATTGTCAATTTTAGTTAAATCTCTATTAAGTTTAGAATAATCTTCTACTGTTCCTCCAGTGTCTTGCATAAACTTAACAAGCTTATCAACACCTTCTGGCATTTGTAAATTATTTTCTTGTACTATTTCTTGTTCAGTTGAAGGAATAACTTTTTCTTTTATTTCCTTCTCTTCAGTTTCATCTTCATCTTTTATTAATTCTAATGGAGAATCTTCTATTGTTTCGTTTGCTTGTTCTTTTTTGGAATTATCTTCTTCAATGGATTCGACCCGTACTTCTCCGTCCACTTCTTGGCTATCTCCGGTTCGTTCGCCCACAGGAATTTCCTCTGTTTCTCGCTCTGGAATGGCATTTTCTTCTTGTTTTATAGGCGGTTTGTCCATATTTACTTTATAGACACCATCTTCTTGTAGTCCATATTGTTTGTCAACTTCACCTGATTTTACAGCTGCATCTAATACAGCTGTTTCTTTTTCTTGAGGAGTTATAATAACGTCGTCTCCGCCGTCTACAACTTTAACATCAATTTTTTCTTCTGTTTTGTTTTCCATAATTTTATAAAATATAATAGTTGTTTAATTTTAAGATGCTTCGAATCTACCCATGTCGAAACCACCTAAGGCATCATTTCCTTTTGATTCAAAATCTTTAACAGGTCTGTCTGTGTTTGGAGCACCGCTTATTTTACCATCTACTTTCATAGCTTCTTTTTGTAAAGACGTTGCATTGTTTTTATCAACAAGTTCCATTTGAGATTTTAATTCTAATTCTTTCAACTGAACATTTAAGTTGAATTCATATTGCATTAATTCTTTTTTAGATCTTGTCTCAAGTTCCATTTTTCTTATTTCAAATTCAACATCAGCTTTTCTATATTGTATTTTAGATGATGTTTTTATTTGTTCAGCATCTGCTTTAGCTGATTCAATAGCTATCTGAGCTTCTCCTTGAGCTTGAGCTTGAGCAGCACTAGCGGCCTGTGCTTGTGCTTGATCTGCTTTTTGTTTAGCGGATCGTCTAAATTTTAATAATTGATTAGCAAGTTTAATATTATTAACTTCTCTTATATCAATAGCGTCTTCTAAGAATATATCACCTTTAGACAATGCCATTTGTATGTTTGCTTCTAAAAGAGCTTTTTCATCTTCATCAGGTTCTAATTCTATAAATATACCAAAGTCATGTAAATTTAAATTTTTAACTTCTTCAAGAGATCCTACTGAAAATTGTCCTATAGCACTTATTAAAGTTTCTTTTGTAGGATGAAATTCTAAAACATCTTTAAATCTTAATGATATAGCCTCTGCTAATGATGTAGTTATAAACATACTACTATATAATATGTGTCTAGTTGCAACATTGCTGTTAGCTGCTGCTAGTTTTTGAACACCAACCAATGAATTAGGATCTGGATCAGAACCATCTCTAGCTTCATTAAGACCAGTTACATCTCTCATCATTTGTATGTACTGATTGTAAGCACCTACTAAAACTTGCACTTGTCCTCCACTACTTCCTGGTAATTCTTGTATTGGTATTTTACCAGCATTTTGATCACCTTCTACTGTTAATGATCTACCTATTATAGAACCAGTTTGAAAGTACATATTTAAAGCCTCTTGAGGATTATAATTGTTACCATTACCTAAATCAATTTCAGCTAATCCATCAGCATCTAAATAAACACCAGATGGCGTCATTCTTTGTATTGCTTGCTGTAATTTTAAGTGTGTTAATTGAACTAAATCAGCGTAAGGTGTCATCTTTGCAACTAATGAATTTATAACACCTTTGTACATCCTAGGAGCACTAGCTACATAATTCATCATGACTTTATTCATATTAGAATTAGGTCTTACCATGTTGCTAGCTTTCTGCCACTTAAGTAATTCTTGAGTACCTAAAACTAAAACTCCTTCATATATAACCTCTCTAGTTTGTTTTACTTTTTCATAATGTACTGATTCTTCAGGAGGATCAAAAGAGTCATCTTTTTCTATAGCTCTGCTACCTCCAGTTGCAACTTCTTTTATTTTATAAACATCGTGTTCCCATGTTTTCCAATTAAAATATAAAACTGTTAAAGTATTATTTTGAGAAAGTCCGTCGTTAACTGAATAGTCTTGAGGACTATACGTATTGTAAGTATTCCAATTAGAACCTTTTTTTACTAGTTCTTCAATTTCAAGATTAGGTAAATCTGGAAATTCTTTTTTAAGCTCATTAACTTTTATATTTTTAACTTCACCAAAATAATAACAGTCTTCAAAATTAGGATCTTCAGTATATGACCAAACTAAATTAGCTGGATCTACATAACTAACAACAACACCATCCGTATTGTTAAAACCATGTTTAGCACATCCTATGCCTATTGTAGCTATATCATAATCTACTCTTCTTTTGGTTAGATCATATTTGTTTGATTTGAATATATTTTGTATTGCTTGTTCTTCCGCTATTTCTATACCTTGCTTATAATTTAATTGCATGTAAAGCTCTAGCTCTTCTGTATTTGCTGGCAATTCGTTTGTTGCGAAGTTACGAGCTGATACGCCTAATTTACCTTCTATAGTTTCTAATAAATCAGCCGTATTAAGATCTTGCTGAACATCATTAACAAATTTTGTTCTTTTACCTGTAGATAAAGGATCTTGGCCAACAGCTTTTATGTTAAAGGATCTGTCTTGCATACCATTGACAACTATGTCTACAAACTTAGGGACTATAGGCACAGGTTTCCAGTCTAAATTTAAATAAGATAAATCTCCATTAGTTGCAAATTCATCTTTGTATTTAGCTATAGACTGTTCTCCACGAGCATATAATCTAAGCCTATGGCACTCTTCTCTAGAGTTGTAAAATCTACTAACCCCACCATTGTCTTTATTGAACCACTCTTGTTCAATAGCTCTACCTACTGATAAACCATACTCTTTGGTTTTTTTAACAGAGTCAGAAACAGCTTGACTAGGGAATGCGTAACTTTTTGGTTGTATTTTTGCCATATTTATTTTATTATCTCACTTCTTGATCCACCATTTTCATATTTAGAAAATGCAAAATCAAGTTTCTTAACTACTCTTTCAGCTCTTGGCCGGTATAAATGTTTGCGACAAGCCATTATGGCAAGTCCACTACTTATAGATGCATCGAATGCTGTTCTTTTTGATATATCAAATCTAGCCCAATCTTCTAACGTTCTTTGAAAGAACATATCTCCATGGTTTTCTTCTTTTCTACCAACGTATTCTTCTATATATGATTCAATAGCAGCGGCATGCGCCTGTTTAATGTCTTCAGATGAATTAGGTATACCACCTAGTTCTAATTCTGTTTTTGATAAATTACCTATTAATTTATCTGGTCTATTCATAGAATAACCTCTATAACCTCTTCTTTTAAAATGATATAATAATCTTGGTTTATTATTTTCAGCAAGTATTGGCATGCCATAAAAAACACAAGCCATTAAAACATCTTCAAAAAATATTTCAGCAGTTTGTGGTCTAGCAACATATTCTAAAAAAAACTTACTATTAGGTATATCACTTACCATTGAAAATGTAGTTAAACCGTGAAGAGCTCCATTAGAACCTCTTCCACCTACTGTTCCAGATATATCATATGAATCGCAACCAAAAGCACCTAAGCCATTGTTGCCAGCATATTTTACACCTTGTTTTATTAATGTATTGTTTTGTACGTTTTTAGGTGGTATCCATGATACTATAAATCTTCCATTTTTAGTTGGTGTCCAAATTACTTCAGTATCTTTTATTCCATTTCTCCATGAAAAAGCGCCCTGAACAACATGACCAGCCATAGTCATCTCTTCATTAAAATCAATCTGTTCGTATATCTTAGTTAGATTAAATAAAGAATTAACTGTTTCATCTCTAAAAGCATGTTTTTCTGATCTTGGAAATTGTCTATAATACTCATTCAAAGCATCACTGTCTTTTTTTAAACCATCGACTTCATTTTCCCAATGCTCGATAACTCCGTTGAATATTTTTTCCCCATCAATTCCTTCAACCGCTTCTTGTGGTGTATCGAAGACAGGGTATCCATACTTATCAATGAATCCTTCGTAGCCCCATTCCATAGGTATGAACAAAGAATATAATCCACTTGTAGTCTGGCCATTGCGATTTCTATCTGTAACATCTGAATTATAAAATAATTTTTTAAAATTATCACCACCTTTTGCTAACGCATTAGATGTTGATCCCATCATACATTTACCTACAATTTTTGCACCTAATCGTAAACACGTTTTCGTGATCCTCCAGTTGTTGAGGATGTTGTCGGGCCTCTCCCATTTACCCGATTCGTCGTGGACGAGGAGTTGTAGTTTCTCCCCATCGTACGAGTTGTCCCCTGTGTTCTTCCAGTCGATTGTTGTATCCAGTCCGGTTCCCAGCTTCTTCTCTTCTTTACTGGTTTCTTGTAAGGAATTTCTGGTAAGTCTTTTGGAAGGAATTTTATAGGATAATTCTGTTTTGGGACGTTCCATTCCGTCCTGTATTGGTTTGAAGAAAAACGGGTAGTTGATTGAAATGGGTACAATCTTGTCTGTAAACATCTTCTTTGCATCCGCTCCAGTTTTAGATAAAACGCCAAATCTAGAGTCCTTGGAAGTGGTTGCCAAATTGACTGTCTCTGATGACGCCATGAAGCTAAACCCAGACCGTCTATTCTTGAGGTAGCACATTCCGTAAGATCTTTTATCAGCCTTGCACGCCTCCCAAAAGTAGTAAAAAATTCTGTTTGCCTGCCTAAAATCAGGTGATCCAACGTCGATCTTTGTCCAAGTGAGATATACATAGTGCGATCCTGTAATGTAGTTCGCGGAACCGTTGCACATGAACCAATAGCCAGCATCACGATAATTGAATTCGCTATCAATATAACCATAGTACTTTTCTTTAATATTTTCTTGACAGTTTTGAAAATCATATATGGTTTTTAAATTATTTAAAGATTCTGGCTTATTAGGTATCTTAAATACCTGTTTAGCTTTATCAAGATCCTCTCCATTTACTTTATCTGGAGTTTTAGGTAATCCTACCTTAAGACCTTGTATATTATATATATCTCCTAGTGTTCCGTCTTTACTTATAATAACACAATCTAAATCTTCATTATATCCATAATTAAAGTTTTTATGTTTATTAGTATGCTTAACTTTCTTATCAAGAAGATGTTTTGTTTCTATTGTATATAATGTTTGTTTGTACATTATTTAATACGGTTTTCAACACCTAAAAAAGTTTTAACTTCTTTATTTGTTTCTTTTTTATCTGACAGCTCTTCTATTTTTTCTATAATTCTTAAAGAGTCTTCTATAGCAACCCATTTGGCTTGAGCTGCTGTTTTGGCTTTTTCTGGATCTAGTTCAACTAAATCAATATTTTGTCTTATAACTTTTTCTAATTCTACTAAAGCAACTTCAGCTGCTTTAACTACTCTTTGCCTTCGATCCATAGTTAATTGATATTTGATTTGATAAAATTCTATAAAGTTTTTGGCCGTCTATATTAAATTCATATTCTGAATTAGGTGTGAAGCCCGCTATAGAACCCTTAGACAGTCCTAGATCGCTTAATTCTTTATTTATATATACTAACTCCCCTGATAAATTTTCATCAGTTCTAAGAGCCCATTCATCTTCTTTATATAAAGGCTTAACGAAGCAGTATTCTGGTAAACATTCCCAATCGCCATCTCTTTTATAAGCATATATTTGATCACTAGCTACTAAGTATTCATTTTCAGCTATATAACTAGCTGAATTTCTTTCTTCTCCATGGGAATCAAACCATCTTCTAAAAACATTATGATGCAGTATAACTTCATCACCTTCTTTTATTAATGATTGTCCCGAAACAGGGCAACTAACAACAGTACCGATACGGTTAACAAAAATATGGTCACGTTCTGTAATTTCAGTATTAACAATTAATTCTTTTTCGTCGATTTTAACCGCATTATTATAGCGGTTTTCAGTAGATATGATATAGTCAAATAGTGCTTGCATTAATAATCTAAATTATATTCAACAGATACTGCCATGTTAGAATTAAAATGCTTCCA